GTGTCAGGGAAAAGCGGCTTGTCATTGACGATGGTCGGCGTGCCGAAGTAAACGACTTGGCAATCATTCGGCGTCGAAGCCCAGACGACGCGATCAGCAAGATACATGCACAGCGATGGATAGGGCAGCCAGAGCGTTTCGTCTTTGCGCATCAGGCCAACAATCTCGCCGTAGATCAGTTCCTGACCGCCGCGCCCATGCGGTTTGATCTCCATCGCGGCAAGGTATCGTTTCGGGTTGATCATCGCAGTGCGTGCGCTTGCTCGCGCAGCGTCGGCAGCAGCGGCAGTTTCGCCATCTCTTTGCGCCAGCGATGCCGCGCCTCGGTTTCAAGCTTCAAAAAGTATTCGACCTCGACGCGCAGGTTCTGTTTGCTGCCGCGCACATTCAGGTAACCGAATGTTTTCCAGTTGCCGAAGCCGACAGGTCCGAGTTCCCAGCTTGTGGCATCGCTTGAATGCCACGGCAAGAGCATGATCAGTTCGCGTGTCGCCATCCCGAATCCGTGAATCGGTTTGGGCCAGACCCGCGCGAAACATTGCTCGGCGTAGTCGCGCTTCGCATTCGCGCGCAGGTCAGCCATGCCGCCGACTGCGATCTTCGGGTAATCGCGCGCGTAACCTTTGAGCGCGTCCCAAGGCTCGTGCCGATGAAAGGTCGGGATCGCGGGGATGCCAGCCTTCCACATCGCCTCGGTATTGTGCTTGGTCGCTTTCCAATCGCCGATGACATCGAGCGCGTAAATCTCTGTGAGATTGTCCTCGCTGTCGATCAGTCGCTTGCAAGTCTCGATGTAATCAGCGAGCGAGATTGTCACGTTCTGCTGCCGCGCGCTGAACGCGCCCGAGTCCAGCACCCAGTCGCGAATGACGTAGAGATGCCGCTTGCTCATCCAGTTCTGCAAATAGAAGTAACTGACCAAGAGCGATGGCGCGCTTGAGGCTGGCAGTTTCTTCGAATTGTTCCGGCCCATCAAACAGTTGTCGCCCTGTGCACCTGGCACATGCGCCAGCCGCAGCGTCGGCGCTTCCATGCGCGTCTTGTGAAACGAATACCGCGCCTCTTGATGCTCGACGTTGCTCTCTTCCATGAGCGCGCAGGTCGCAGCCAGCCGCACGATTGGCGGCTTCAATCTTTCTTCATGTAGTCGCGACATATTTCTGTGATGCCATCGGCAGTCGAGAGTTCGATGCCCATGATGTTCTGCAAAGCCATCACCGCGGCATCGATCACTTTCTTTTGGTCTGCTGTGACTTTGATCGACAAGAAGTCCTCGGCAAGATCGCGGTCATGGATCTCCGGCACTTTCCAATCGGCCTCAAGCAACAGGTCGTATTCGAAATCTCGGAAGCCAGTCAGGTCGAGATTGAAGTCCATGTCTTTCAACGCTTCCAGTTCGCCAGTGATCAGCGCCCAATCGAACACGGCGTTCATGGTGATCTTGTTATCGGCGATGATGTAGGCGCGCTTCTGCGCTTCCGATAAGCCAGTGCGCCGAATGACGGGCACGCGCTCCATCTTCATCTGCGAAGCGGCGGCATGGCGGCCGTGACCCGCGAGGATCATGTCATTCTCGTCGATCAGAATCGGCACAGTGAACCCGAACTCTTTGATCGACGCGATGATTTGCTCGATTTGATCAGCGGGATGTTGCAGCGGGTTGCGCTCATACGGCGTCAGCTTGTCGGGCGGCATGAACTCGACCTTGTGATCAAGCGCCTTGATTGCGGCTCTTAATCGCTCGCGTGGCGGGGCAGCGCGCTGCGCAGGCTTGCGCAGGCGTCGCTTTTCTGCCGCGCGCGGCTCAGAGTGCGCCGTTTGCATCAAAACGCTTTCTAGGTCGAAGAAGCGGCAGTGGTCTTCGAACTCATGCTGCCGCTGAAACTGGACACAGGCGTTGCTGGCGCGGTGAATGCGACATTACCGGGCGGCGTCCCAGGCCCCGCCGGTCCTGCCACTGGCGGGTCTTGTGGCCCCACTGGCATCCCGCTGCCGGGATTCTCCGTCACGCCGCCTGAGCCGATTGTTCCGTAATTGGTGCCAGTCATCGGTGCCGGTGCTGGCCCTGTTGGAGTGATTTCTTTTTCTTGGTTCATGTGCTTTGCATGTGGATATACGACAACTGCCCTGCTGCCAAGTCCGCTGGCGCGACCGAATCGAACGCGACGTTGGCGGTCGGCAGATACGGCGAGTTGTTCAGGTTGTGTCGCTCAAGCCAGATGTAACTGTTGCCGATTGCTCTTAAATCTGCTGGCCCGTTTGTGTCACGCGTGAGTCCGGTGTTCCACTCGAAATACACGCCGCAGTATGTAGCCGCGACGCCCATCTGCGCCGAGCCGCGCGAGTAGCATTGGAGCGGGTAATCATTGCAGGACGCCACCCACTGGCCGCCGATGAGCAAGCCGCCACCGTTGTTCATGCCGTAAAGATTGTGGCAAAGGTAGAGACAGGAATTGTCCATGCCGCCCGTGATCGAGCCGATCGCCATGCCCGAGCCGCCGGGACAGACGCCTTGCGAGCAGCCGTTGACATAGGTCCGGTCGAACGCCGTGATCGGGCCTGTGCCGAGAATGCCGAACCCGCAATTGCTGGCAACGCAGCCTGTGCAATACGTTGACCAGCCGCCAGTAAGGCGGTCGCTCTGCAAACTCCAACCGCCGATGTAGAGATTGAAACCGCGCCTGCCGCAGAAGCACCAGACATCAATCAGCGTGCCGCCCGTGCCACCGCCGTCGATGATGTAAGTAGTGTAATTCATCAGGTTGTTCGACGGCGCGTCCTTGCGCGGGTCGCCGACGAAGCAGATGTATTGAATCAGGCCGATGCCGTATGGCAGGTTGAGCATGCCAGCAATCGTCGGCGGTGTGGTCTGCAATTGCAGCACTGTCGGCAAACGGACGAGTCGCGGGTGACTGCCGCCCGTGTCGGTCTTGCCGTAGATCGGCTGCGTGTCCTGATACCATTGATTGCAAGTGATGCTGACGTTCGGCGTGATCGCGGTGATGTAGCAGCCGCCGCCATACCCGAAGAATGAATCCATCACGGCAACGAACTGGCCGACTGCGAATCCAGCCGTGTTGGTCATGTGCAGGACTTTCGATGTGTTGGTGGTCGATGTGATCGATTGAATCGGCAGACTGACGGGATTCTCGCCGACGATGTTTATTTGCGACGAGTTCGGATGAATGAAGTTCATCTGATTCACCTGCAAGACCGCATGATTCAGTTCGTGGACATGAATCGTGGCATGATACTGCGGCGGGATATTGAAGTTGAGCAGGTAATCGTGCGCAGCTTGAATGGTCGGGAAGACCGTGTTGGGCGGCGGGCTCGGCGGCGCATCAGGATTGTTCATCGGCACGTAGAGATCGAGATTCTGCGAGAGCGTTGCCGCCTTGATGATGACGCGATCAGTGTAAGTGGTCTGATCGAGGATGATGCCGGTGCCAGCGACCGCGCGCTTGAACTGGAACACGTTTCCGGCGCGTCCCGAATACCAGCCGGGATCGGTCGTGTCGCCGGTGGGGATGTTCTCGCAATCGTAAGTGGTGACCTGCCCGATATTGATGACGACGCTGGTGGCGCGGTCGATCTCGACTTGAATGTCGAACGCCCAACTGTTGGTGCCGCCAGGTGTGACCACCTGCGGCGGTTGCGTGTAAACATTGCTGACGCAATAGAGTTGATCAGTCGAAACTGGTACTGGCGTCGGTGGCGTGATACCAGGCCCAGCACTTGGCGGCGGCGGTGTGCCTTTGGTGCCGGTTGCGCCGCTGGTGTAAGCCATGATGCCGAGTTCGCGCAATTGAAACGGCGATCCCGCTGGCATGTCCCATTCATTGATGACGCCGCTCACCAGCATCACGCCATTGCCGAGGTCTTGCTTGCGCGTGATGGTCACATCTTCCTGCCAGTTGATCAGCGCGGTCAGCGGGTAGAGATCGCTGTCCTGCGTTGCGCTGCCGCTGCCGATGACGATGCGCGTGATGGTGAGCGTGGCTCCCGCATCGGCTGCGCCGAGCATCGAGATTCCCGCGTTGGTGAAGACCTGAAGGTTGAGTGCCATGTTTTTTAACTCCTGATGTGTGCTGCCGCTGATTGTATTTCGACTCGCATCATTGCAAATCCGAAACAGTAAACCGCTCCCGCGCTCGGCTCCGACTCGACAGCGACGCCCTCAGGCCAGCGCGAGATCGGTTTGAACGCTTCGATCAATTGAATGATCGTTGGCACTTCTGCTTGCGGGATGACAGTGCCATCGATGATCACTCTGAACCGATAACGATTGTGCCAGTTGCCGCCGCCGATTGAATGATTCCAGAGTTCATGATGATCGCCAGAGCCGATGCTGGTCAGGTTGATCGCTGCGCCGCCAGCAGTTGCTGCCAGTTGGAATGACGGGAAAGGTTGCAGCGTCCAGTTGGCAACATAGTAAGTCGTGCCGACAACCAGCGGCGCCGGAAGCGTGCCGTTCGGATCGCCCAGCTTCAAGATGACAGGCATGCCGTCTTGCAGCGTGCCAGCGAGAAAGATCGTGTTCGCATTCGTATCGACATCGCTCGGCCTGAACGTGGCCATGAGTTCATCGGCCTGCACCTGCGGAAAGTTCGGCGGCAGCGGGTGAAAGTATTCCCACCACTCCACGACATAAGGTGGCGGCGGCCCAGGATAAAACATTGCCAGCACATCGTTGACCAATTGCACTGTGCCTTTGGTCTTGTGCCAGATGATGGAAAGCTGAACGAGCTGTTTGCGGAACTCCAAGTCTTTGTCGGGATCGTAGAAGTCCACGTGAAATTGCCACGCCAGAATGTCCACCAGCGTCGAATCGGTCAGGCCCATGATGTTCGGGATCATGATGATTTCGCCTGTGTCATCGATGATCTCATACATCTGATTGTCGAACGCCGAGCAGCCAGATTGCACCTGACGATCGTAATCGATTGATCGCGTGCAGAGATCGATCAGGCGTGTCTGCCGAAGCAATGTGCTCATGCGTCCTCGAGTCCTTGGTAAGTGATGATCACGCTGGCAATGCGCGCGTGAATGGTGAAGTTGAGATTGCTGCCGGTGCCGCTGGTCGTGTTCGCTGAGAGCGTGCATTGCGTCTGGCTCTGCACAGAGAGAATGGTCGTGCCAGCGGGAATGTTCGTGCCAGTGATCGAGAGGCCGACATCGCTCTGCACAAAGTTCGCAGTGGCGCTCTGCCAGACTGCGGTGCCGCTTGTGTTCACGCCATCGCTGAAACTCTGGTCGGCTGGCGCGGCAGTCGGGTCGCACACGGCAAGCTGATTGTAGGCCATCGTCTGAAAGTTCGGCATCGGCTGATTGATCACGAT